GGCATAAGCAGAGGATTTTATAACAATGGAAATAAACCCATATCTACTCATGTTAAACAATGATATAACGTCAATGATATCATTGACATACCCATATACTGGGGCACCTCCTATGTCACATGGAACATCGACCAAATACTCAATGGAGACTGTGTCAAGAACTTACTCCTACAGTAGAACTAAAAAAGAGGTACCTTCGGGAATATTCCCAATAGAGAGAAGGAAATTCTGTAACACAATAGAAGACAAAGAAAACCTAGAAAAACCGAATGGAAATGTTGATATAAATTTCATGTTATCGCTGGCAGAAATGCTGGAAGAAAAGATGGGGAAAGGGTTCTTCAAATTCTGTGCCAATGAAGCTGAAGCTGAAATTTTGAAGATGCACTTCAGCAAGCTCACTGAAGGAAGGCAAACTTATGACTGGACAAGTGAAAGAAATATGCCAGCAGCCACCGCTCTTCAGCTAACAGTAGACGCTATACAAGAAACACAGGGAACATTCAAAGGAACTACCATGGTTGAATATTGCAACAAGATATTAGAAATGATGGATTGGCCGGAAGTGAAATTCAAAAAGGTCAGAATGATTGTTCAGAGGCATTGGGACCCGAAAACCAAAAAAGAAATAAAAATGAAGTCTCCAACATTGATGATAACAAAGATTGGAAGAGAAGAATTCATAAAGAGGATATGCACGATAAATACCATGGCCAAAGACGGAGAAAGAGGAAAATACAAAAGAAGAGCTATAGCCACCCCCGGGATGGGAATCAGGCCATTCTCAAAAATTGTGGAAACTTTAGCACAAAAGATTTGTGAGAGACTAGCAGAGAGCGGTTTGCCTGTTGGGGGAAATGAGAAGAAAGCCAAACTAAAAACTACGGTCTCTTCAACAAACTCAAAACTACAAGAAGGGCAGTTCATGGTAAACATAACAGGGGACAACAGCAAGTGGAATGAATGTCAGCAACCAGAAGCTTATCTTGCAATGTTGGCATACATTACTAAAGACAGCAGCAACTTAATGAAAGATCTCTGCTCAGTAGCACCAACATTGTTCTGCAATAAGTACGTAAAAATGGGACAAGGTTTCCGAGCAAAAAACAAAAGAAAAACCAAAGAAATAGTGATACCCGCAAAAAAGATGAAAGAAAGGAAAGAATTGATGAACGCGGAATGGAGGGACCTATTTGAAACAATAGAACCTTACATGGATGGAGAGTGCTGCTTCTTGGGGGGAGGAATGCTGATGGGAATGTTTAACATGTTGTCAACTGTTTTTGGAGTCATGACATTAAATTACAGGGAGGAAGCATTGGCCAGAAGGAACTGTTACTGGACTGGGCTACAAAGTTCAGATGATTTTGTGCTCTTTTGCATCTCTAGGACTTGGCCAGAGATGGAGATGACTATTCTAAAATTCATCGCTGTTTGCAAGTTGATGGGAATAAACATGTCTTTGGAAAAATCCTACGGGTGCTTGCCTGAACTTTTTGAGTTCACAAGCATGTTCTTTTCCGGGGATTTTGTCTCAAACATAGCCTTGGAGTTACCTGCTTTCACAACAGCTGGAATGAATGAAGGAACCGACTTCACAGCTGCGATGTCTGTCATAAGAACAAACATGATTAATAATGGACTTTCTCCTGGGACTGCTTTAATGGCCCTGCGAATTTGTCTGCAGGAATTTAGAGCAACATACAGAGTACACCCTTATGATTCTGGAGTGAAGAATCATCGAATGAAAATCATAAGGAAATTCATTGAAACTATTGAAAACAAAGATGGATTGCTGATATCAGATGGCGGGAAATTAATGAACAATATCTCAAGTTTGCACATCCCTGAAGAAATATTGAAAGAGGATTTGATGGATCCCTCCTACAGGAACAGAGTTTTCAATCCTAGGAACCCCTTTACACAGTTTGAGAAGACAGTTGACATCTTTAAGGCAAGTGGACCTATAAGGGTAGAGGAGAACGAGGCAGTTGTATCAACGCATTCCTTTAGAACAAGGAGCAATAGGACATTGCTAAATACAGACATGAGGGCAATGGCTCTCGAAGAGAAAAGATACCAAGTTGTTTGCAACATGTACCGATCGGTCTTCGAAAGTGCAGACGTTAACACCCCAATAGGATCAATGTCGATGGGAGAGGCAATTGAAGCCAAAATCCTTGACCGGGCCAGAACCCAGTTTGAAAATGGAATCATAGGGGGAGAAGAATATTCTGAAATCAAAAGACTAATCGAGGACGCCAAGCGTCAACGACTGTCTGTTTAAGCTTTGCGTTGTTTAATAACAGAAAAATCCTCTTGCTACTGCT